GGTGCAGTAAAACTACGAGTCGCAGTTAAAGTCCATTCGCCAGCCGATGGTAGGTTGATCGGGCCGTCAAGGTCCAGGTCCCACGTTGATTTGCCAGAAATAGCGGGACTGACGCCAAATACTCTTGTGCCGCCAATCCGCCCGGTTACAAGTGTGGCAATCAAACATGCGGGGGTTGTCATGGCGCGACCCCCTTGCTGGCTGAGATAAAAATGCGCGTTGGAGTTTCGACGTAATACCCCAAGTAATCCACCGCTGAACCAACGCCTAGCGTAAGTGCTGGTGCATAAGAACTCCCGCCAGCAAAGACATAGTTACCCGCAAACGTCAGTAGTCGGCTTCCTGTTGCATCTTGAGTTACGGCGATGATGCCGCTTTGCCCAGCTGCCACATTCGTCGGGTTGGCGAGTTGCCGGGTAGCCCCGACGCCGGCAGTAAGCAGCACTTTGAAGTTGTTGCCAAGGGACAAATCCAGCGCAATAGGTGAGGCATCAGTCAGCGTGACGATTGCCCCGGCCTGTCCTTTTGACCAGACATTAACCGTGCTCAATACCCCGGCCAGGGTGGTATAAATCCCGTCGAAATAGGTTTTAAGAGCCGCCTTGAGGTTGAGATAGGTGATCTTGCTCCAGACCGCAAGCGCGCTGTCCCAGAAGCCAAACTCGTCAGCGTCCGTCAAGGCTGACTCTGGCGCCGCGTGTGTTTCCGATCCAGCTGCAGAAGAGGTAACGTAAGCAAACCAGTTGGCCCCCTCGCAAACCACTACCCCCCACGTGCCGGCTGTAAAGGTAATGCTACTCGCCCCGTTAACGGTTTCAGTAGAATACGGATTGAAAACCACATCGTAGTTATCTGCGAATATGATGAAGCTAAATCCGTTTCCGAAACCGGAGGCCGCCGCAACCGTGGCAAGAGTCAGCGCAGCCGTACAGCGTAGAATGGTCGCGTTGTCAGTAAGCGCCACATTATACCCTGCACTCTTCGACTGCACTCTACCAAGTGCCCCAGCAAAACCTGGAAAGCAGGCTTTCAGTGCCGTCTTCATATTTCTGATGTGGTCATCCCCCTCCGTTCGACTGTCATTCGACACCGGATTCGTCACGACCAGATCATTAATAGTTGAAACTGTTTCGAGTCCCATCAGTCATCTCCCATTTGATACGAGCGGCCCGTGTTGGCCAAGGCTTCGTGCTTAACATAAAGGCGGTTTCTGGCCGTTTGGGCATCCGCGTGAAAGATCCCCTCAAGGGTTGGGTTTTGCAGATGCTTCGCCATGACCGCGCCAAGTTCAGCAATCACTAAGTCAGCCGCATACTTCAGCCAAAGGTTCTCAATATTGCTCGTAGGAGATGCGGACTTCGCATAGTATCTCCAACGGTACGAATATGCCAAGTCCGGTGTCGGGGCAAGCTTTATATAAGAAGCGTTAACCGAATACCCTTTTGTGATTCCTGCTGCTTGATGCTTCTGCTGCAGGATATCCCGGTCGTCCTTTGCAAGTTTCGTGTATATGTCAGTAGCCGAGGTATCATACAGATACAGAGGGCTCTCTTCGATCTCACCAAGGAAGTCCGCGGGAAGGGCAATATTCGGATTCCCTATAACCGCGGTCAGGGTGATCTCCTCACTCTCCAAAAACCACGGGATAAAGGCCCCGGTTCCCTCAAGAATCGTAGCTTGCAGGAGAAGTAATTCTGACTGCATCCGAGCATCAAGGTCAGTTCTATTGCCGAGTCTCTGAGCAAGCAGCGCAAACACGTCATCACGCAGCATCTTTAATCTCCTCCCGAACAATCTGGCCGACGACCTCGTGGGTATACTTAAATGTCCCCACGTGCCCGATACGTTTGCTCAGATCGTGATCCACGTAGATCGGGACTCCGGCTTTTTCCAACGCCTCACACATATTCCAATCCTCGCCTTGATAGGCGTCGACCTCGGGCTTGTAAGTCATCGCGAAAGCCCCATGTGGGATCTGGTTATAAGCCTTTGCGCTCAGCAGCATAACCCCAGTTCCGACTCTCCAGACCCGCTCGAGCCCGACAGAGTCCTCGTCTGTGTAAACTGCTTCGCCCTGCGGATCGGCGGACTTCTTTCTTGCCGTGGTGTTCGCGGGAATTTGCTTGGTCGCAATATTGCAGGCCACGATGTCCTTTCCCCTGGCCACCATCCGATGCAGGAGATCCGGGGGGAAAGTCTGATCCGAATCCACGAACAACAAATGTGTCGCCTCGCAGGCCTTCGCAGCCTTGAGAATTTCCAATCGCTGCTTTGGAAGAATACTTCCCTTTACATTAACCACGCGTAGTTCGTGCGAAGAGTACCCTGGAATTGCCTTATTCGCAAAGGTCGCAACGAGACTAACAAGACTTGTTCCGAAATCCGCGGTCCAGGAACCCCCCGAGGGCACACCAACGACTATTCGTAAGTGCGCCATCTCAGTCATCCCCGTCCGCGAAGAACTTTTCGAGTTCCGTAGACCCACTTACGATCTCTGCCTCGAAATCCCGGAGACTGATAGATGCGGTAGTAACCTTCGGATCATCGAAGGACTCTCGCTGGTCAACCGACTTCACGGTTCCTTTCAAAACGATCCGAATCTCGTCCCCGACGGAGACCCCCTTGACTTCCGCTATATCGTCGAAATCGACATAAAGGCTCGGGGAATAAGAACATCCAGCCTCCAGCCCCTTCGCACTTGAAATCTTAGTCTTCTTTGCCATTTGTTTCTCCTTTACCCTTCGGCGGTCTGGTGGTTTATCTACGATGTCCAAATGGCCTGTATAGTGGATCACCCATGCAGTACGTATATATCTGCCCATCTATCTGGTCTAGCAGCATGTAAGCAACCTCACTTAGATTCATGCCATACCAGAGATGCTTTACAAGCCCAGTAGTAGACAAAGTACCTGTGGAGAGAGGCTCTGAGCAAGCACCGAAGTAAGCTACGGTGCCATTACGCACTGCTACGTCAGAGCGAGATGGACATACTGATTCTGGGTCAGCCTCTTTCGCTACGAATGTCCAACCTGCCGTTAGATTAGCTTTCACCGTAGCAGTATTAGCACGTAAAGTTCCACCCGCAGTCAGATCAATCTGCGCTACAGTAGCAGCCCCTTCTTTCAGAGTAATCAGGCCAGAGCTTACAGTAACGGTTGAACCTGCTACTGTGCTTATAAATGCCCAACTCTGCACGGTAATCCCGTTCTTATTCACATACTCCAGCGCTACCTTCGCGTTATAGCACGCTGTCTGAACACGGTTTTTGGGTATGTATGTTCCGAACTCGTAGTCAATGCCAGCGAGCGGCACTGGATCAACGGGAAGCGACTGGCTAAATAAAGCGAGGGCCCCAGTGCGATATGCAAAATCAGAAACCTGCTCTATCTCTGGGCATTTTGTATAGTACGAGTCTACCCCTGTGATTCTCAGAAACACATCTGTTAGCGGAACGAATGTCTTGGTAGGCTTTCCGGGAACGAGGGCCGTAGCAGTCGCAGGCAAATTGTTTGCTGGGAGCGTACCCAAGTATTTAAATGTGCATGTGCCATCAGTAGTCAGCGCACCATAGCCAGAAGTATCCCAAGTTGGCTCAACTGCTGCCGTAGTGCAGGAAGCTGCCACAGGTTGCACCACCAGATGATTGCCTGTGGCGGTCCGGTGGATGGTTGGCTCTGCTACTGAGGCATTGATAGGGGTAGATCGACTGATCTTCATCAGGTCAGCAGTCAGCCCATCACAGTACAGATGTTTGTACTTTACCCCACCCATCTCGGCATATACTGGATACGCAGGAGACACACAAGCTAAAGCACTAGATTGCGCGTTCAACTCCAAGTCGCAAGAGTTACCCGCGTTATCTAGGTTGTTCCCGGAGATGGCAACGGTTCCGAAATCTGCATAGGTCGCTGCCTCCGCTGCTATGGAGTCGTCGATGATGCGCTTCAGGTAGTTCAACTCACTGGGGTTGGCGATACGGGTATCATCGTTTTCGACTGGCAACACTTCCAACCTAAAGTGAGGAACACAATATCCTGTGATGATGGAATTTAAATAGCCAGTTGCCGGGGGCAATGTAAAATCCCGCAACCTGTTCAAACTCTTTGAGCAGCCAAAGTTAGGTTGTAAATACCCTAGTGGGTAACTACTCGAAAAGTAAGCTGCAAACTTCCCCTCCCGGCGCACTGAGTTGTACCTTGTAGCCGCTGCCTGTGTAAGAAACCACCTGTGGCTAGACAGCACATTGCTCAACAGGGTGATGTTGCCATAAGTCTGCACAGCACTGTTTACCGTCTTGGGAAACCAGTGGCAGGTTAGGATCACCCGGATAGGGTCTACCAAGTGCGGTCGAAGTTGTGCAAGTAGGTTATTACAATCCGCAGTGGACATGTTTAAACCATCTGAAGGTTGCCACGTCATCGTCACAGCCACCACATTCGCAGCCGGTATTCCCCGCCGTTGCTGGTAGTACTCTGCAACTGCTTGCCCGGTAGCGTCCCCCGCCCGGTACACAACCAGCACCTTCTCGGCAGTAATCCACCGAGTTGCGTTTAGGTCATCCACCACCTGCTTCAGGGGCTTAAATGCTGCTGGCGGCATCACGTACGCCCCCTGAATCCGGGGTAGATGGTTTTATTCATATTTGTACTGGTGTTATTGTGCATCCATCCTAGTGCTGATTTTATCTCTGCTGCCGTAGGCAATGTACCAAAGTACATAACAGCGATCATAGCCGCACCTAAACCAGCACTTATCAGTGCTGTTTGACTAATCTGAGCTAGCGAAGTGATGGTAGATAAGTCGCCAGTTGTAGCTCCAGAATTATCTACCAGTAGATCACGGCGATACCATTGAATCCCCGGATTTGTTGATAAATTAAAGGTTACAGCATAGGCCAACCATTGCCCCGCAACAGCTACCCCCATAAATGTTCCGGGTACTGCTGTCCCGCCATTATTTATCTTCTGAGTAACAGAAGGGCTGGCTTGGGTATAAAAACCATAATTTGCACCTGTTGCTGTTTCGCCTATTTTAACTACAGGAGCGGCGACTGTAGGTTTACCTATCACTAAGACGAGGACTTTCTTGTTTCCGGGAGGTGCCCACGCTCTGTCTGCCACAGTTAAATTCGCAGAGGTTACTATTGTGCCATCCCCTCTGTTGGTTAATGAGCAAGCGGAAGCGGCACTTAGTTTCAAGCCAGTTATAGAACAGGTAAGCGTTGCACCGTCAGCAACACTAGCTTCATTGCACTTGAACAGATGTGCTAGTGCTGGGAAATTAGCTTGGGTAGGTGCAAGCTGTGCTTCTGCGGCCAGCGCAGAATACGGCGTAATGCCACCACTATCTGCGGCTGTGAGGAATAAACTAGGACCGCTCATGTTACACCGCCACTACGTGCAGTGCAGTGTCAGCGCCAACGGGTAGGACTGCAATCTTGGTAACTCCTGCCGTCAACTTGCGGGTAAATTTCTGCCCCGGAAGCAACCAGTCGTACTGTACATCGGTGGAGAGCGTTCCTGCATCTGCAAGCCAAGCGGCAGCTTCCGTTGTATCGGTAGGTCCATACACTACAAGCACCCGGGTTAACGAACCCGTAGCAGGAACAGTGAAGTCAAACTGCTTTGCTGCCGTAGTGAATGTGATGAAGTTTGTTGCTGCCGCATAAATGGCAGTGGCTGCTGGAATATTGCGGATTTGAGCTTGCCCAGCTTCGGACATGGTGACACACGCCTTGCCGTCGATGCTCTTCTGATCCTCAAACGGATCAGAACCGTCTGAAGGGGCTGTTGCTTTCTTAAGTCTTGCCATGATACTATCTCCTTAACATGCGTCCAAAGGCGGAAGAAATAAGAGGCGGAATAATTTAGAATTACCCCGCCCCCAAACTTCCCTTTTCCTACTAACCCCTCGCTTAAACCACGAAGTTACTCAGCCAAGCCATCGTTTTCAGATGCTGGATTTCCACGCCGACTTCCGACAGCCACTGACCCTTGGTCTCATCCGCATCTGGAGACTGGATGTTATCCTTGAAGGTCGTATCGCGCATCGGACGGTACTTCATCGCAGAAGGATCGATCAGCACCATGTCGTTTTTGAAGCGGCTGTGGGTGTTGAACAACGGATGCGACTTGATCAGCAGCGTACCCTGAGGCAGAACCCAGCGCTGGAGCTTCATACCGTAGACGTCCACGATACCATCGAAGTTCACGCGTGTCCGACTTTGCGAAGCAGCCAAACGGTTCAGACTGTTCAGCGCGCCGTTGCCGGCAAACACAATCCGCTCATCGCCACCGCCGCTGTCATAGTCAAACACCTTGTAAACCGCATCGGTGAAGGACGTTTCCGTCGGCGTAGTCGTAAAGGCCGTAATCATACTCGATGCATACTGCGACATCATGTAGAGCAAACCGCCGGTCGTGCGCATCGGCTTACCGTTCGCCCCAGTGCCTTCCCAGCGCTTACCAAACAAGAAGGCCATTTCCATGGCCACGGAGTGATCGAACATTTTCCGCTTCTTGTCATTCTTCATCGGGTCGCCGGTGCGGGCCTTTGTGCCCTTGGCCGTATTGGTCAGGTCATACACGGTCTTGAAGATCTGCACATAATTGTACAGTTTGGTCGGGTTACGACTGGAGGCCGATGGGGCACCAGTACCCTCCGCAAACACATTGCCAATCTTCGTCAGGGTGGCGCCATGCAACAGGGGCGCGGCCGTTGTGCCGCAAGACGCGCGAACCAGAACAATGGTCGAGGAATCCGTAATGCTGGACACGATCACGACTTCATTATCATAGGCCGTGGTCAACGCTTTTTCCACCAGGAACACGTCGCCTGCAACAGCATCTTGCGCAGTCGTTACATTGGAAGTCACCACTACTGAGGTATCAGTCGTGGAGTAGCCCGTCGTGAAGTTCACGGTAAAACGCAGAGCATTCAGTTCTTCTTCCCACCAAGAAAATTCAGGATCGTTCACCGATTCCGTTGCCATCTTAGACATCAGGGCGGTCAACGGCGCTTGCCCGTTTGGCGCCCGCCAGAGGATCATTTCACGAAAGTTCTTCGGACGTTCATCCGTCCCCCAGTCACCAGTACCTCTCAAACCTGCTACAGCCATGATTCTACTCCTTCAACGAGTTTTACTCGATAAATTCGTTGGCCAGTTGCGCCCACTCGTTCGTTTCGACTCCGGCCTGCGGAATCGCACCAGCAGCGCCTCGTGCTGGCGTAAACGGGCGACCTTGCGCGGCAGGTGCCGCTGAAGCCGCAGGGGGGGCCTCGACCGAACCAGTCGGCGGCAACCCCATAGACACTCTGACCAACTCTCCGATTTTCTTCACCGCGTCCTCACGCTTCGCACCGGGATTCATCTGCCGGTACATCGCCCCAACCTGTAGGATCGCCGCCTCATAAGCAGGATCTTTCAAATCCGGATTCGCAGAGTAGAACGCGTTTTTTGCCTCCGCTTCAGTCGTTGTCATCGTCTGATGCTGTTGAATGATCTGCGGCACAATGCTCTGTACCGAGTTCAACACCGCCTTGGTAATACGCATGTGAAGCGTCGCGGCAAGTTTCGGAAGCGTCTTCTCGGGCTCAGTCATGAAGGCGGTTTGCTCTTCCTCACTCAGCTGATACAACGATTCCAACTTTCCGTGTTGCTCCTTTTCCCAGGCCTCAACATCAAACGGTTCCTCAACCTTAGCGGCTGGCTGCTCCGTAACTGGCTGTGCGGCGGGGGCGGCTGCTGGTGCAGGTTCCCCAACCTTGGGTTCTGCCGCAGGAGTTGTGGGTGCAGCCGCTAGAGCAGGAGCCTCAAGGGTTGAAGCAAACCCCTCAGGCGCCGCGCCAGCATCTACAACCTCAACGTCTCCTTCGACATTCAAACCCTCAGCATCGGAAAGGACTTCATTCGCAAGTCCTTCCCAATTAACAGAAGCCTCAGCTTCTGCGGGCTCAGGGAGCGCTGCGGGGGCCTCCACTGGTTTCGCTGTTTCCGTCGTCTGTTCGTTCGGCATTTTCAAGTCTCCTTAGATTAAGCAAGTTCATTTCACACATTTCAATCTCGGCCTCGACAACGGTCGAGATACTTAAACGACCTTCTATCTGTCCCTTTTTATACTCTTGGGAGAAGGCGCTGTCAACACTGGAACAAGGGGTAAATAAGACCTCCCTTTGCAAGGCGTCGACTTGTTGCTGCACGATCCCCTGGACTCGCGCCCAGCCGGGAGACTCGAGGAATTGCTCGAGCTCCCGTTTCAGCGACAGGTTTGAAGAGATCTCCGCTTGGAGATTTTCCATTAACCAGTACTCCCCATACCCGGGATCTGCCCCGGTTCGTTAAGATTTGCCGCAGGATTTGCCAAGGGGATTGAGTTCCCCCTTTGCGCATTCTGCAGCGCCATACCATCAGGTATTACATTAATGCGGAACTGATTGATGTTTTTCAATCCCGCGAGTTGCGCCACAAAGGCGAAGATCTTTGGAACATCGAAAGACTGTCCGACCTGCGGCATCTTCTGAATTCCCCCGAGGATTTGCTGCCAAAGGTTTGCCTGCGCGTAACGGTCAACGGGAAGCGTTCCGTCCACTGGGGTAAAGTCGAAGAACCCGCGAATGTCGTCAGGTGTCACATTCATGTACTTCTCCCCCCACTGAACCTGATCCCCAACGATCCTGTACTTCCGCTCCAGCGAATACATCTGCTGAGTGAGTTGCGTGAGTTTCTGCGCCCAAGGCGCAAACCCGCAAGCCGACCACCACTCGGCGGTTGTTTTAAGGCGGTTAACGCCGAAGGAAGTTGAAGTGCGGACTTCCGTGGCGGTCTTGCGGCCTCCCTGATTAACCATCCCCATAATATTGTCAGTGACTCCGGAGACCCGCTGGATCATATCAGCCACCATCGCCGAATCCCCGATATGCGAGCGCGTGACGTCTACGCTTTGGAACTGCTTAACAAACGAATCCACGGGTTTGCCGTAGGCCGCTGGCTTCAACCGAATCAAACGCCCAGGGTTCGGGTCCTCGAGATCCTTCATCACTACCATCGAAGGGTCAACGAGGAACTGGTCATTCAAGGACTTCCGAACATTGTAAAAGTGTGAGTTGAATAGCCACGTCAGAACCTCGTTCATTGGCTTCGTGATTTCGAGCAGCGATCGATTGAACAGTTCGTACCCACCGATCTCTTGTTCAAGGATGTCGAAGGGATACATATTGCTCAGAAGGTTCATCGGCTGAGCGGAAACCACGACGCTCTCATTCGCAATCGTAAAGACCCAGCGCTCGGGCCGAACAGACTTCGTCAGTTCAAAGTCGCGGGGAATCAGCTCGAAGTAAAACTCATGCGTATTCAGGATCGAAGGGGTTTTGCCTGCACCACTTTCAAGCGCGTGAAGAATGTCCGCGTTCTGAGGCATATTATTACGGGAACTTCCCATGTCCCGCGAACTTGGGTTCTGGGTTGCGGCTGCCTTCGCCTGAGCCACATTAAAGTAAACCCCGTCGGCCTCCCTTTGAGCAACTTTGTTCCAGCTCAACTGGTCGAACCGGATACAGAATTCGCCTTCCTGGAACCGCATCAACGGAAGCCGGGGGTCGAAGTAAAAATCCTGCGGCCGGACATTGTAGTGCCGAGCCCCAACATACCCCGGGCTACTCACCGTTTTGAGCTTCCGCTGGGTCTTGCCAGGAACCGCAAGACCAAGAAACGTCACCGGCTCGTCCACGTATTCGGAAGACGTGATCGTCTGCTCGTCCCAGTAATGCCCGAGCACCCCATACCCGTACTTCCCCGGATCAAGCGTCCAGGTGTACAGATTCGGTAGCGCATTGCCGACAGTCAGTTGATAATCAAGCAAGGACTCAATTGCCTGTTCGCCCTGTTGAGCCTCTCCGTGCCGCCCCTGCATTTGCAGGATTGGGCTTCGGCTGAGAAACACCGAAGTCATATAGGTGTGCGCGGTAAGCAGCGTCGCATAGCTATACGGCACGTCGATAGTCGTGTACTGCGGTTTCCCCTTTTTCCTTTCTGCCTCTCTCAGCGCATCATTCTCGCTTGTCGGCAGATACGCCTTAAACAAGTCCTCATTCTGCGCCCACTGGGTTTCGCGGAGGGCGAGGGCACTCTTCCCCATCCGTAGCCGATCCTGAAAGGCCGCAATAATCTTTGTGTGAAGCGGGCTCCCAAACCTGATGTTATATATTCCTACTGCTAAGGGCATGATCTGAACTCCAATGATTTAACATCTTCTCTGGCCTCTTCCTCTTCGAACTCGCCTTCAATCCAGTCCGCCATGCCCAGGCTCGCACCGTAGTCGATCCCCATAGACACCGCATCCAGTATATCGTCGTGCTCGCGCGAAAGCGGCGAGTAGGTGTTATATTGCTCGATGAAGCCGAAATGCGTAGCCTTTACCAGAAGTCGTCCGTAGCCGGAGGTAGCCCCGATCGCTTGAAGAATTCGATCTGCCTTCCTTCGCCTGTCCTGCACCCGATGCACTGGCACGAACCGGCGTTGACGCCGCATTTCCTGCTCGATAAAATGTGCCAACACGCGCTGATAAGATATAGACTCGACCACAACGCATAGCGGGCGGTAACGAGTAATATACTCCATCAGTGTGGCCACCGCAGCTTCGGGCATCTCGCCCTTATTTGCCGTGTACTCCATCAGGTAAACATCGGATTTCCAGAAGCCCAAGACCGCAATTACCTGGTCGTCGGCCTCCTTCGAGTCACTCGATGCTGGGTCAATGGTTATGACGTAAGTCATGCCCACTGGGGTTATATCCCAAAAACGCAGGTTCTCCGGATTAAAACTTGTTCCACCGTCGGGAACGATCTCGCACTCCATCTCCCGCATCCAAAGCCCAAGCTGTCCTCGCCTTATATGGGCTTCCTTCTCCAACCGCAGCATCTCAGTCGGGAAGCGCGAGGGCCAGGTGGACTCCCCCTTCGCATCAAAGCAACTGAACTTCAGGGAAGCCCACTGGGTGTCCTTCGTCGTCGTGGAGATTAAATCCTCTTTATTGAGAGGCGTCTGGAGTAAAACCATCTTGGCTTCGGGGCACTCACTGATCGGGGCGAGCGATTTCCCCAGAGCCCCGAAGAATAGATCTGAAGTTTTTTTTCTCTGCTCGGCGGTGGCCACGGTCTCCTCGTTGTCCGGGTCATCGACCACGATAAGGTCAGGCCGATAATCATCAATGTTAACACCGCGAACCTGGCCAGTAATCCCCAGCGCCATAACGCGGATCGGAAACTCATCAACCCCGTGAATGATTTCAATGTCTTCTCCTGCCCAACGACTGCCCTTCCGAAGCCCGAAAGTCTGGGCCCACCGGGTATTAAACTCAACGTTTTTCTTCAGCCACTCGAGCGACTTTACCGAATGCCCCTGCGCATTGGAGACGAAAAGGATCGTATGGCTGATCCCGTAGGCAATCCGCTTTGAGGTGAAAAGGCGGAGTTTCGAGGTCTTTGCTCCGCCTCGGTAGATCATCACCGAGACATACCGTTGGAAGGAGCCTAGAGTCCTGTCGATCTGGCGGTGGAAGCCAGGAGTCTCTTGCCGCACAGTCTTCGGAAAGAACGTCTTCGCATATAGATCGTCGTCGATAGCACAGAGTCTGACGAGTTCCGCCGTGGAGATTTCTTCGTGGCTCATACCTGACCGCCCCGCGCGAGAATCACTGACTTCACCGCATTTGCGTAACCTTCGCGATGCCACTCATGCCCGGCGGCAAGGTCAAAGGTACGGTACGAATCCCCCCGTTCGTAGACCTCGTCCTTGAAAGACCTGCCCGCGGTGTGGTGATTGTGCAGGAATTTATGTTCCTCCAGATACACACACCCTCCGAAGCGGTAGGCGAGTTCGCGCAGATACACATCAATGCCGTTATGCCTTGCCTTCGGATACGCCCACCAACCAAGGGCCTTAACTAATTGCCCACTGACGCAAGGGTGTGTCGGTAGGGTACGCCCGTGAATCGAGTCGTCGCAGAAGGACAGGCCAAACGGCGGCACCGCCGTGGCAAGCGCCTTACCCCATCCCGGAGTCTGCGGTACGATATCCGAGGCCAAAAGTCCGTAGAACCCTTCGCCTGGAAACATCCGAGTCACCATGTTTATCTTTTCCGCCGTACAGAGATCCCCCGCCGCGACCACTGTCGGCCAGACTGTATGCCTGAGTAAACCCTCAAGTCCCGCGAGCTCTGGGTCACAGACATCACAGATGGCCACGACACGGGTCTCGGGTTCCGTATCCCAGATTCCCGCACGAAGGGCGCGAAGCCCCTCGACCCGGCCCCGTAAGGGTAAAATCCAAATTCCTTCATCAAGTCTCATAGTCATGGCCTTAGAATGTGTACTTTAAACTTCCGACTCGGCCGATCCAGTTCCGAGGCGAGTTCGATAGATTCTGGAAACCTGACCGCCGGGTCGTACCACTTTACAATCTCGCAAGCTTCATACTTCCAAAGTTCCGGCGGGAAGATTCTTTCCAGCACGGGGGTGTAGAGTTTCCGTACCTGCCACCACGCGTCCGAGGTATGCGAGTACTTTACCTCGAGTACAGTCAGAATTCCGCGCGCGAAGTCCACGAGTAAACCGTCCGGCTGGCACCAACGCCACTTTTCGCCTCCACTGCCTAAAAAGTGCAGCCACGGGCTCGCTATATAGGTATCAGGAAACTGCGCAAGCATGTGCCTTTGCACCTTCCGCTCGTATCTGACACCTTCCGCGCGCCGCCCAGTGTATTTCCGTTGCCGTATGAACGGCGGCGGGGTCAGCGAGAGCCGCGCGTGGCTGACGGCGCCGGCCTCCGCGAATCCTCTAGCGGGCGGGCAGGAACTCAACTGTAACCTCCGACTTCGACTGCTCGCCGGCCTGGGGGCCGAGTTCTGTTGTCTCCTCAAGACTGAGGCGCTGGGCGAAATCCCTTTGCAACTGACGCGCAGCCGCGAGGTCGCCTGACCCGATAATAAATGTATTATTTTGCGTCAGGGTCGCAGAGGGGGCGGGGTTCCGAGCGGTCGCCGGCCCGTAGCCCATTTTGGATAAAAGCTTATCCGCCGCGTCGAGCACGTATTTCGCATCCTCCGTTTCCTCGAGTTTTATCGCGAGCTTTTCCAGCGCGATGTCGGCGCACCCCCGAAGTTTATCCGGTATGTCCTGCGCGACCAGCGTGAACACTTCGTTCTGCCTTTCCGCGAGTTTCGCCTGGAATATATCCGAGTGAATAATGCAGGAAAGCCAGGCCTGAGTATACCCGAAATATGCGGCGCAATCGCGCAGCTTTCTCTCCGGATTCGCAATCATCCAATTGATCAGGGCCTCGTGCGTGAAGCTTATACTTTGTATCGAAATCGCTGGCATGTCTGTTCTCCTTACTCTCTACTCATAGCCCGCAGTATATGCGCGGGGAGGGGAAGATGTCAAGGGGAAGGTGGGGGGCAGGGTAAGTTGTTGGCACATACTCCGGCCATGAATTCCCCAGTTTCTCTCAGCCCGGTCTGTGGCTATCCCCTAGCGCTGTGGCGCGGTCGTAGGGGGTGGGGTGGGGGTCTGGTAAGCCGTTGATCTAGTTGAAGAAAAAGGAACGCTGGACAAATTAGGCCAGAAGGAATACAATGATCTTACGGTGAGGGAACGGAACAAGAGCCCCCGCTCCGGGACGGCCCAGAGGATGCGGGCCTGAGGCAGGGAAACCTGCGCGCGATCTTTAACAAAACGGAGAACACGGTGAAGGAAGGACGGGTGTAAGCACCGATTGGCTTACGGGCAGGATAACTGAAAGGAAGCATCATGAGCGTAGATATGGACAAGAAATTTCTGGCGAAAGTCACGCCCTTTGACGCAGACGGCGAAGCCGGGGTGATTCGGTTTGTCTTGGGGAACGGGCAAGAGGTTGTTGCGGTTCTAAAGGACATGCCGGAGGACATCGTGCAAAGGCTGGTCGTGCATGGGCTGAGTCAGAAGGTTGGCGACTCGGTCGCGGGGCTGTCGAAGGACAGGCGGTTCGGGGATGCCTATGCGACTATGCAGGACGTGGTTGCGATGTTGGTGGCAGGGAACTGGAACGCCGGACGCGAGGGCGGTTCGAGCGATCTGGTCGAGGCTTTGGCCAAGCTCAAGAAACTGCCCTTGGAGGACGTCAGGGTTGCGGTTAAGCGCATGGATGAGGAGACTCTGAAGCGCGTGCTGGCAAATCCGGCGGTTAAGGCGGAAATCGCCAAGATCAAGGCGAAACGGGCGAGCGATGCGGCGAAGGTGTCGCAGGCCTCGGTGGATGAGATCGAGCTGGATCTGGGTTAAAACCGAGGGGGATGCCGAGAGGTGTCCCCCTTTTTTCTTCGCCCAGAATTCGCGAGAGTCTCGGAGTTGGCACTTCGAGCCGATACCCCGAGATCCGAGCGGGTGTCCCCGCTAAGGCGGGAGCAAGAAGTCGGGCTGGGGGTTGGCACTTGGAGCTGGGACTTCGAATCCGCCACTCGGAGCGGCGCACCGCAAAGGGATCTCGGAGTTCGGACTTCGTGCCCGCCCAATGGGCGGTGCGGGGCCTTCGGACTTCGAACTTCGAACCGGTGTCTCCGCCGGTGGCGGAAAAGGGGGGAGGGCTTGGAGGAATTGCTGGGCGGGGTAACTCGGAGTTACTACGCCCGGTTAGTCTCAAGCTCTTTCCTCAACGCGGATACTTCAGCAAGCAGTTCCTGCTTGTCCGCCTCGAGCCCTCTGATCCTTGCCTGCGCTTTGTCCAGTTCAATAACAATTGCGGCTTTGTGGTATTGCGCTTTACAGCTCGCAGTACAGAAGACTTTATCCTGTCTCCCTAAGAACTTTCGCTCACACCAAAGGCATACTCCAGGGTGCGAGCCGCGTCCTTGCTTCGTCCTCTCGGCTTCGAGTCGAAACTGCTCAATCTCGGCAGCGGTGAGGGTGTTAAGGATGGCGGGGGCGTGGGTTTGGTTTGGCATGGCGCGGGTTCTCCTAGGGGTAAATAGCCGTAGTTACGGGATGTTTACGGCAACATTACGCCGTACCTACCAGTTAGTCAAGTGTGTGTACGGGGGGCGGCTACGGGCGCCCCATAGTACCATTTCACCATTACCCCCTAGTTCTACATATTCCCCCCTAAGTATCCCCCTAAATTGCCCCTTAGTTCTCTAAGTTACACCGGAGGGGCACATGGGGGTATCGTTAAGGGGTAGACTTAAAGGCCGGAGAAAGAGCCTTAGATAGATAATTATTATTTTTTTTTTTATTCCTCCCTAAAGCTCCCCCTTAGCCCGTCCACATGCCCCTCTCGTGTAACTTAGGCAACTTAGGGGAAACTGAGGGAGGAACTAAGGGGGGAATACGGAGGATTAGGGGGAATTAGGGGTTGACAGTTAAATGGGGAAATGGTTAAATGGTTAAACCACCACAACCACACAGGAGCAAACCACTATGCCACGCGCGAGTCAAGACTTTGGAGCATCCCTATGGGATATTGTTTGGAAAGTAGTAGATACGGGGCAGACAGAGGTGAAGGTTAAGACGCGGAGCGAAGCCCTTGCCCTGAGGAAAGACTTTTACAAATTGCGGGAGGCTCTTTGGGATGAAGGGAAGCGGGAACTCTTTCACAGGTTACAGATGGTAAAGACCAGAATCGTTTTTAATGAGACGAGTGTTCAGTTAGAATTCACCAGTGCAAAGGAAGGGAAATAATATGGCGGCCTCGAAAGACCCAGCAGCGTACCCTGCGGCATTTACCATGCTGTTAGTTCACTTTAGAAAGGACAACGCTCCGCCGGTTTTGCAACACTGGCAATTGGCGGCATCCGCCAAGAAAATGCGATTTGTCTTCTATAACTTTAAAAAGGCACTCGAAATTGCGGGCAGGCATGACGACCTGGCCGTAGCGAATAGTATTGTGGCGAAGGTGGCCGAGGATGCTTATGGGGGAGCGGATCTCGAATTCTCCCTTCGGGATAATGCGGATTTTGCCCTGGATCTGGAAGCCGCAATCCGAAGGGCCTCTGAAGCGGAACAAGAGGAGAAACCACAAGCAAACGAGACCGCAACGGGTTCGGGCGACCCCGTGGAGGACCTGATTGCGAGGGAATACTTCGGGGGCGGGGGGAAGAGGAAGGGGTCTGAGAAATGAGGGCCCCATCTACACCGCTGGAGTACCACGAAGGTCGGGACTTCCTTACAACCCGTCCGGGCAACCTGTCAGGTCTGCGGGGAGACCCGGATTTGGACCTTTACCTTGGAGAAACGGCCAGGGGGCAAGCGGGCGGTACGCCCTGCGGAGCAGTTGAAGGAAGAGGAAAGAGCCTTGGATTTACCGGGCGGAATAAATAAAGTCCTCCCTCCCCCTTGACTCCCTTAGCACAATCCCGTATATTGAATTCATGGGCAGTTCACACCGACCTGACCCATATTACCCTAACCCATTAAGGAGATTCAAATGAACAGCGAAACCAACGAAGTTGCAGAAGTCAAAACCCCGAAATTCTGCGAAAAGGACTACACTGACGAAGGCGTTGCGGAATTCAAGTTCGGCAACGGCACAGTCGTGATGGTTAATGCCTCCGATCTGTCCGAAGACATTCGCAACAACCTGATGATGCATGGCCTGATGCAGAAGATCGGCGATTCCTACGCGTCGGCCAGGGGCGATTTCACCATCGGCGTCGCGGCTGCGGAAAAGGTGATCCAGCAGCTGATGGATGGCCAGTGGACAGCATCGCGCGCCTCAGGAGAGTCGAAGCCCAAGATCGGCGAACTGGTCACCGCGCTGGCGAACCTCAAGGGCCTGGATGCCACAGTCGTGGCCACGGCGGTCGAGAAAGCTACCGACGACCAACGCAAGGCCTGGCGCAAGCACCCCGCGATTGCTGCGGAGATTGCGAAGATCCGTGCGGAAAAGGCAGCTGCACGGGCCAAGGCCGCCGTTGCCGAAGGCGGCGACATCGAGCTGTAAGTCCGTCGGTTTCATCGACGGCTAGCGCTTAAAGTCCGACGAAAACAGCAAGCGCGAGGTCAAGGGGGCGGGGGTCGAAAGGCTTCCGCCCTTTCACCTTCCGGGTTCGGATTCCAGAGTAAGGGAAATTTATTTTCACCAGAAGGGGAAAAGGACTAGGTAAGTTGGGGGTTGTATGGTATATTAATGGTACGGGTAATTCCGAATTACCCCGCCCTCCCCGCCATCCGGCACCTGGGCCACCGCCAAAGGAGAACCACCATGCCCCACATCTGTGAAATGCCCCTTTCCTGGGGCCGAGCCACCAAGAAGCTCCTTCGCGAGCGGATCAACGAGAACCCCTCCGAGATCCGCTTTTACAATCCCTCTCCGATCGGCGGCCACCCGTCCTGCCTCGCGTCGGAAATGCTTAACGGCGCGCGCATCGTGGTCACGAATCATCCTCAGTGCTCGTGGTTCGCCTCCGTCACCCGCGAGGGCAAGAAGTTCGTCGTCCGCTAACCCCATTCGCTTTACCTTAAAACTTTACTAAAAAGGAAGCCATCATGCCGCTCACCCCAGATACCCCGCCAACCCAAGCCGTCGACGACATCCTCGCGATGCTGACCTCTGAGTTCGGAAAGAAGTCCACCCGCAAGCCCGCGAAGGCGAAGAAAGTCGCTGGCACCGCCACCGACACCGCGAAGTCCGCCATCCAACTCGAAACCTCCGAGGCCAACCGCATCGCCAGACTGATGCAACCACAAACCCCCTGGCGTCCGGTCGCCCTTGTCGTCCACCTGGTCGAGCAAACCTGCCGATGCTGCCACGGCACAACAGAGTTCGTCGGGAACGTCCTTATCCGCCACGAGCACCGGGTCACAAATGCCCGCTGGGATTGCCTGATGCCGGAGAATCCATCCCACGCCTTACTCCCGCGCGAGATGTTCCCACATCAGCAGTCGATCGAGCAATGCCCCTCATGTCTGCGGATGGAATTCTTCGCAAGCCAGATTCCCGCCCGCCAGGGCATTCAACGCAGCCTCTTCTCTTGAAAGGAACCATCATGTCATTTCTACAAAAACTTAACAAGCGCATCACCTCCGCCGAAGAACAACTCCGCGAGGCCAAGCAGCTCTCCGCCACCTTCGACCAAGTCGCGCAGGTCATGGATCAGGTCAAGTTCCCCCCGTCCTGCCGGGTTACCGGACAGTCGATCAATTCCTGGAACCCCCAAGTCATTTCCTTTTTCATTTACACCTTGGTAAAGTCCATCCCGGATCTCCTTCCCGTTCTCGAGCACCTTGAGAATGCATTCTCAAGCGAATTCACCTCTCACGACACTGCCGACGGCGCCAGGATATTTTCCCTCTCTGCCTGGGACGGCGCCATAGGTATCGTACTTGCCGCCACCCCTGACCTTGAGTCCCCTGATTCCACCTGCCGCAAGATTCTTGTCGGTCAGGACGAGCGAGTGGAGCGCGTCTCAACCCCTCGCTACGCCATCCAGTGTGACGGAGAACTTTTGGAGGCCGACCATGCTTAACCCTTCCCTTCTATCGGCCGAGGTCGTCTCGGCCCTTGCCAGCCGCTTCGAGGGCGACTTCGAAACCCTTTCCGAACTCGCTGCAAAGCTCTCCAGGCTCACCCCGCTGGAGGCCTTTGAAGCCTACCTCGAGTGGAACGGGATCATCCACTGGGCCGAGACAATCGACAGAGTTCACAGGAACATTTTTTCCGCCGAGGTGCCACATGTCCCCGCTAAGGCCTACTCCGAAATCCCTCCCGGCTTCGGCGAGTGCCCCGTTTGCCACGGCACTGGCCTCGGGCGCGAACTCACCCCTCATGAACTCACCTGGGCAACCTACAAGCTCTCCGGCCGGACTCACCACGAGTGTGAAAACTGCCGCGCCGAGGGCATGGTTGGTTCGGGCAAGGCCAAAGGCTTCGTCCCCCTTCGGAAGGGCAACGGCGAGCCCTGCATCCACGAGTGGCAAAGCCACCCCGCCGGTCGCTGCTACACCGTGTATAACTGCCCCCACTGCGGTTCTCACTTCGACATTGACTCAGGAGACTAAAATGCTACACGTTATCGTTTACTTCCGCCGCACCGGAGACACCCCGGACACCCCCCTCCGTACTGAGGAATTCCTCTCCGTGCCCACCATCCTTAACGCAGCCCAGCTCGTCAACATATTTGCGAATACGAACCCTGACGCCGACATCCTTAATGTCGAGATACGGAACACCGAACTCCAGTCCTTCCGTTTGCAAGGTTTTCTCCGCGTCGGAGCTTATGAAACAGTCGAGAACCGCCGGCTCGAAATCGCCCAACACCTTGAACTCTCCCTAGCCGAGTACCTGGACGAAATCAACTGTCCGATTTCGGAGTTGCAAGTCACCTTAACCAAGGAGTAACCCTCATGTTTGAATGGCTGAAACACATAATCTGGGAACGGAATTTTCACGAGACTTCCGTATCCATCCCGCCGAAAAAGCGTTCCGCGAAGCATCCTTACGAGAAAAAGGCTGCAAAGAAAATTCTCGAGATGGGAACGACGTACTGCTGCCATGAGGCGAATCATGCGCAAAGACTGAAAGTTCGGAGGGTGCTATGAGTGAAGATACGAAGTGGAAGATGTTGCCTTGGCCGCCGACTGATGAGATGCTAGTACTGGCGCATCATCTAATTGACTGGTGCCGCAACGATCAAAATACTTACCTTCCTGAAGATGAATCACAAACCATTGTAGTTCTGGACGGGGTAGTAATTGGGCATGCTGGAACTACTTGTAAGCAGGATTTGGAAGATGCCTATGCAGCCATGTGGAAAGCAGCCCCTACACCTCCAGCACCAGAAGTCAACAGCATGGAACCTGCGCTTTTTATTGACCCGTCTGATTTACCATTATCATATGAAGCAGCACATATTTATGTAACAGCCTCACCATTCGACGGGAACACGCTGCCACTGTATTTATCCCCAACCGAGCAACTCACCCAACTACAAATCCGTTTAGATTTTGCAGAGGCTATCATTGCAGGTAACAATGTTCTGGTAAGGGAAAATGAATTATGCCAATCCGAGGTAGAACGGCTAAGGGGTGAGAGGGATGAGTTGCTTGCGTTGGTGAAGAGATACAGAAAAGAAACACCAGTGGGGCATCAGCCGCACATGATTTGCCACATCGTAGACGAAACTATCGCCAAGATCGAAAGGAAATAATCCATGAGCGAACTTGAGCAACTTATAAAGCGTATTGACAAGAGCGGAGTGCGTGGAGTTGATACTGCTGCAATTCGTGACGATTACGATCCGGTCGGAGCAATGATGATTCGTGACCTAACCGCTTCTGGTGATTATGTTCAGCGGAAGGTGCCGCCCGGAAGTTGGGATCAGACATGGAAAATCTTTAAAAAAGGCATGGAACCGTACTAACAACTGAAAGGAAATAAGCCATGAAACGCTATGACCAAATACCTGGAGATAATGGTGACTTACAAGAGTTTTCTGAAAATGGGCGCTATTGCCTCTACGAAGAAGCCCAAGCCGAAAAACAGGGGCTACAGCAGCAACTTAATGCTGCTGAACTTCGCGCCCGAGTTGCTGAATCGCAAACCTATCCAGATTACGGACTGGCAGAAGCGAATGAGGTATTACGGCAGCAACTCCGCGAGAAGGATGAACAGTTGGCAGCGGCACAGGCAAGGATTTCTACCTTTCTTCATATCGCAGAAAGTGCTATGGAAACCGAAGGAAGCCTTGCCACATGACCGCAAAGAAAAAGCTCAAACCAAAGCTCGCCATCGTCTTCGATTCGGAGATGAACGAACTCGCCCGTTTCCGCCACCTTCGGGCCGCCCTTGCCCACACGGTCGAGTATGCAAAACCCTGCATCGTCCGTACCCCCGAAGGCAAGACCCTTTTCCTCAACCAGAAAGAAGGATATTAATTATGCGCACAGGCCGCCCACCTTCCACCATCCAACGCCTTGAAACCAAGGTCCGCCTCCGCCCGGAGATCCTCGGCATCCTGGATCTCCTCTGCCTTGACCCTATGCGAGACGGGCACCCGAAGCTCGGCGAACGCACCCGGCATTTCGAACTCGCCCTCACCGAGTACCTCCAAAAACACTACCCCAGCATTTCCGCCGGGCTTGACAAACTGGCGGAAAGTGGGCATAGTCCGGTAATGGGAAATATTAGTCAATCACTTCAGGAGGAATCCCCCAATGTCTGACCCCGTGCAAGACTTCAACGAACTTCGCCAGCGCGTCCTCACCGGCGGCCAGTACACGAAGGAGGAACTCCGCAACGCGGTTATTGCGCTTCGGAGTAAGCGCGTCGAGCAGTCCTCTGCCGCAACCGCGAAGCGCGCAACCAAGGCCTCGACGGCAGCGGCGAAGACCACGATGTCGGACGAGGAACTCAACGACAGCCTCAAGTCACTAGGACTGGAGATTTAGCATGAGCGAGATAATCCTCCACACCGATTTTCCGGAAATTATAGATAATACTCAACGAGAGTCTTACGTTACCTGCCCAAGAAGATTCTTCCACGGCTTCGTCCAGAAGATCGGCCCGACCCCACCTTCCGTTCATCTCCACGCCGGGGGCGCATACGCCGCTGGAATGGAAATCATGCGGAAGGCCTTTTACGACAAGGGCTTTTCCGCTGATGACTCGCTCGCCCTTGGCATCGAAGCTCTGATCCAGTACTACGGTGACTTCGAAACCCCCGAGGGTTCCAACAAGTCCTGCGCGCGGATGGTCGGAGCCCTTGAACATTACGCCCAAGTCTACCCGCTCGAATCCGACTTCATCAAGCCGTACCTCCTCGCCTCCGGCAAACACGCGATCGAGTTCACCTTCGCCGTGCCCTTACCCATCCTCCACCCTGTAACCGGAAACCCCATTCTCTACTCCGGTCGTTTCGACATGCTCGGAATCAGGGACGGGGTTCTCTTCGTCGAGGATGACAAGACCACTTCGCAACTCGGGGCAACCTGGACGGCGCAGTGGGACCTGAATTCCCAGTTCACTGGCTACTGCTGGGCCGCGCAAGCCTTCAACTTCCCCGTTGCCGGTGCGATTATCCGAGGCACCTCCATTTTGAAAAATGGTTACGGAGACGCCCAGGCAATCGTCTACCGCCCGCAGTGGATTCTCGACCGTTGGTATAACCAGCTCCTCCTCGACGTCACCCGCATGATTGAGGACTGGAAATGCAATTCATTCGGCTACGCACTCGGGGCTTCCTGCTCCTCCTACTCCGGTTGCGAATACAAACGCCTTTGCCTTACCCAAGACCAGGACTCCATTCTTTCGATCTACTTCCAGCAACGGCATTGGAACCCGCTGGCGAAAGACCCAGAAGCCGAAGCTGAACCCCTTGTCAAGTCTATACTCTAAGGAAACCCTCATGCCACATAATGAACCGAAAGTAGAAAAGACCTCTCCCCGTACCCTCATGGAAGCCCATGCCGATTTCTCCAACCGTTGCATACCGGAGGAGGCCGGGCCCACCCAGCAGAGGGAAATGAAGCGGGCCTTCTACGCTGGAGCGACCTCCGCTATGGCAATACTGCGTGGGGCAGTGCGCGAGAATCTTTCCGTTGAGGGAGGGACTAAAAGGCTCCGGGATCTCGACCTTGAACTTCTCAAATTCGCCCTCCTCGTCGGTGCAGGCCTCGAGTGAAACCCCTACGCTATTTCTTCATCCGGGGGCAACTCATCGCCTCCATTGAAGCCGCGCCGCAACTCGTCCGAGGAGCCCGCGCGCCGGCTTACGGGGAGGCGTTCTTCTGCCCGCTGTGCTCCGAGGTCTGGGCCTTGTGCCCAGTCGAGGGGCAGCCCACTCACGTGAGTCACGGATTCTGTGACAAGCACTCGGCAGAACACCCTGCCTACGGAGATTGGAGTTTTGGCCATATTTACTCCTGGGAGATTCCCGGCAGTCTTTGGCGGCAGTGCGATATGCAATGGAACAACAGCCTTCCGAAGGAAGTGCTTGCAAGGGAGTTTTTGCTTTTAACGGGCGGCATAACTCCGAATTACCAGCCCCAATAACCCCCGAGCAGTCGTTACGAAGGAATTTTCATTATGTCAGAAGTAACCCACACCTACACTTTACCCGGTTTTAAAACATTGCTAGTTGGCGGCGTTGGCACTGGCAAGACCCACTCGATCCACTCGCTCGTTGAAGCCGGATTCGAAGTCTTCGCGATATTCACCGAACCAGGTATGGAGACAGTTGCGAACATTCCTTCTGAAAAACTCAAGTGGCATTATATCCCTCCCGCTGCCCCTTCCTGGGACGATATGATCGACTCCGCAAACAAGATCAACACGATGAGCTTCGAGGCTTTGACGAAACTCCCGCACATCAACAAGACAAAGTATACTGGTTTTATCGACTTGCTAACCTGCCTGTCCAATTTCACGGATGATCGCACAGGGGAAATTTTTGGGTCAGCGGATACTTTTGATCAGTCCAGAGTTCTATTCGTGGATTCCCTTTCCGGCCTTAACATCATGGCTATGAATTTAGTTGCGGGGAGCAAACCAGTAAAATCGATGGCTGATTGGGGGGTAAGCATGGAGAATCTGGAACGCCTTATCACAAAGCTCACGACCGACCTCCGTTGCCACGTTGTCCTCACCGCACACCTCGAGCGCGAGACCGACGAGCTGACTGGAGGTACAACCCTCATGGCCTCCACCCTGGGCAAAAAGCTTGCCCCACGCCTCCCTCGCTTTTTCTCCGACGTGATCCACTGCAAACGCGAGGGCGCGAAGTTCTCCTGGTCTACCGCCACCGTCAACGTCGATCTCAAGGCCCGGAACCTCTCCCTCGGCGATAACCTTATCCCATCCTTCGTCCCAGTCGCGGAGTCGTGGCGGAAGCGGAACTTAGGAGGAGGGGCTTGACAAGCTTGGGAAAACAAAGCATCATACATTATGTTCCAAACCGTCGCGAAAGGTCGGGATATAACCTGCGCAGTGGGTGTCTTAACGGTTGTGATTAACCGGCTTTCCGGGGCGCCTCCATTCCTCGCATAGATGAACCCACCGTCCAAGGGTACGAGAACCCGAACGCCTTTACCTCAACCGAAGTACCTTAACTTTAGGAGCCTTACCAATATGTCTACCTTCAATCCTGATACCTTCATGAATACCGAAATCACAGACGCATCTGCCACTTCCTTCCCCACAGTCCCCGAGAGCGAGTACATCGCCTTTGTCAAGGAAATCAAGCCTCGTTCTACCGATTCCGGTAAGGCGATACTTGACCTCACCTGGAGCATCGACGACGCTGCTGTCGAGGCGGCAACCGGAATGAAGAACCCCACGGTTCGCCAGTCCATTTTCCTCGACATCACGGAATCCGGCGGCCTGGACAACGGCAAAGGGAAGAATGTTGCCCTTGGGCGTGTGCGTGAAGCCTTGAACCAGAACCAAGCCGGGAAACCCTGGGCACCTGGGATGCTGATCGGCGGGGTCGCTAAGATCACCGTGAAGCATCGCATGGTGGATGACAATGTCTACACCGATGTCAAGGGTGTCGGTAAGGTTTAAGACGCTTCGGCGTCGTTCGAGTGTTTGCTTATACGTTGCTTCCTAGCGGTCAAGAGCGACGGGAAAAGAAGGCGTCAGCATATGGTACACCGTCTTGCGCAGAGCTGGCGCTGGAGCTTTCCTTTGACGGGTTGGGAGCAGTAAACCCCGTCGCTTAAGGTAACGTACGGAAGGGTGAAATGCCCTTCATTTCCCTAACGGCCAACCTTTTCCCGAAAGGAAGAAGGAGCACAAGACAGCACCTGCCGGGCGGTGTGGCCAAAAGCCCGGCTTTTCTTTGAGGAGAATTCCCATGAGTGACGGAGCAACTGAGATGCTTAAGGAAGAGGGAACTAAACACGATAAGTATAAACCCAGGCTTGATCTTATCCCCGTCAGCGCGCAACTCGAGGAGGCCGAGGTCTTGGCTTTCGGGGCAGAGAAGTATGGGGAGCATAACTGGCGCAAAGGAATGGCGTGGTCACGCCCCTACGCCGCCGCGCTTCGACATCTTCTCGCTTGGGGCGAAGGCGAGGATCTCGACCCAGAGTCAGGGATTTCCCACCTTGCTCATGCGAGGTGTAATCTGGGTTTTCTACTCGAATACCTAAAGTCCCACCCTGAACTTGATGATCGCCCTGGGGTTGTCAAATGAAATCCGTAGGCCAATCGCGCCGCGCGTCCCTCGCCGAGGCTGCGATCAACATCCTAATCGGTTACTGGGTTGCCTTTCTTTCCCAGGTCGTTATCTTTCCCCTCTACGACATTCACGTCAGTCTGAGAACGAACCTCGCCATCGGTCTTTGGTTCACCGTTATCTCGCTCGTCCGGGCATACGGCCTCCGCCGCTTGTTCAACCGGATTCACTTGCATCATTACTTACAGGAGCACATCAAATGAGCGTTCCCTTTATTGTTTGTCCTTGCCTATCGGGGGAGCCACCCTTCCTCGTTGTCTCCGAAAAGGAAGCTGAGAACTATGTCAAAACCGAGGAGTACTACGCGATACGCCTCGACGACAGGGCGATTATGGTAAGCCCAGGTGAGTATGAAGAAATGGAGACAAAAGAATGAAGCTCATCCCCCTTTCCTCCCTCGTTATCCCAGACAATCGGCAGCGTAAGGAGTTCCCGCCAGCCGCTCTTGAGGAACTCAAGCGCTCAATCCTAACCAAGGGTCTTATGCATCCCCCTGTCGTTCGCAACGACGGGGTGACGCTTGTTGCTGGCGAGCGCCGTACCCGCGCCATTACCGAACTCACCCTCTCCGGCGAAACCTTTTTCTGCAACGGCGTCCTTGTGGGCGAGGGGAATATCCCCGTCACGCTTCTGTCCGACCTACCCCCCCTCGCCCTGCGCGAGGCCGAACTCGAGGAGAATATATTCCGTGTCGATTTACTCTGGCAAGAAAAGGCTGCCGCTATTGCTGACCTCCATGCACTCCGAACCGCTCAGGCGGCAACTCTGGGAGCCTTCCACACCATCACCGATACCGCTACTGAAATTACAGGTTCCGCTGCCAAGGGTTCCGACATCACCTCCACGCACGAGGCGATTCTCCTTTCCCAGCATTTGCAAGACAGCGAAGTAGCCGGCGCAAAGACCCAGAAGGAGGCCATCAAGATCCTCCGCAAAAAGAAAGAGGCAGCGCATCGGGCCATTCTCGCCGCAGGCATCGACATGTCAGCCGTCCGTCACGATCTCCGCTGCGGTTCCATGACCGACCTGATCCTTACCCTGCCTTCCGAGTCCTTCGACTGCATCCTCACCGACCCACCTTACGGCGTCAACGCCGACTCCTTCGGAGACATGGCCTCGACTGGCCATAACTACAAAGACGACTGGGAAACCGCGCATGAACTTTATAAGATCCTTGCCTCTGAGGGCTTTCGCGTTGCGAAAAGCGAGGCCCACGCGTACGTCTTCTGTGATTTCGCGCGCTTCCCTGAAGTTTCGCTCACCTTCGCGCTTGCCGGCTGGGAAGTCTGGCCTCGCCCGATCATCTGGGACAAGGGCAACGGTATGCTCCCTCGCCCGGAACATGGCCCTCGGTACACCTACGAGACAATACTCTTTGCTTCTAAGGGGGGCAAGCGCACGCTCTGCGTTAAGTCGGACATCATCCGCGTTCCAGGGGATGGAAAACTCTTACACGGCGCACAGAAACCCGTCGCACTTTACGAAGACCTCCTATCTCGCTCATGTTTGCCCGGAGCTACTGTCCTTGATCCTTTTGGCGGATCAGGCCCGCTGATCCCTGCTGCGAATTCGAGGAAACTCACGGCCACCCTGTTCGAACTCATCCCTTCGAATTTCGACATCTGCCTTTCCCGCCTGGAGGAAACCCCTTCCTTTCCAGAACTACCCAATATATGAGTACAGTCTATGTTATATATCACGAGGGGGGAGTCTGGGAGGAACTCGACTGCTCTCCCTACGCGATAAAGAAGGCTTATTTATCCTCTGGATACTTCGGGGAAATCAGAGATCGGCAAGGAAAAGTGCACCGTATAGCCGCCCTGCACCAAAAGGGTAAACAGGTATATGACTTCATACTAAAGCGGTACGGTTATTACCCATGGAGAGATTACGTAGACCCGACTTGACTATCTGAACCCGCCCATGCCATACTAACCCCCTACCAAAAGGCATACTCATGATAACAATAAAGGGCTCCGGCCCCGTTCCCGCAAAGGTAATGCTCATCGGCGATTTCCCTGGAGTCGAGGACGAGAAGAAACAAGAACCCTTCGCGGGGCAGGCCGGAGAAGTCCTGACCAAGATGCTTCACGAGGCAGGCTTCCTCCGTTCTGAACTCTACATAACCTACCTTTGCAAGCATCGCCCCTTCGCCTCGCAAGCCAAGTACGAGTTCACCGCGAAGAAAAAAGAAGGCCTTTTGATCAAGGACTTTAAGTTCGTCCAGGGAATGTACTGCTCCCCGGCCTTCCTTGAGTCCTGCGATAGCATCCAGTCCGAGATCGAAGCCGTCAACCCGGGTCTCATCATCACACTCGGCGAAGCCCCTCTATGGTATCTCACCGCCGAGACCGGGATAACCAAGTGGAGAGGTTCAATTCTCAGCACGCCTAACGGAACCAAGCTCATCCCTACATTCTCCCCTTCCCAAATCATGAAGGTCTGGGAATGGCGCCCCTTCATGGTTCGCGACCTTCAAAGGGCAAAGGACGAGTCCGCCTTCCCGGAAACCCGCACCCCTCCGTACTCGCTAAAAATCCGCCCTACCTTTCGCGAAGCTATGAACGCCCTGCAGATCCTAATCCAGCGGGCAAACGGTTCACCAACCCCACTCCCAGTGGCCTCTGACATCGAGACCATAGCCCGGCACATCGCCTGCGTGGGTTTCGCATGGAGCCCCCTCGACGCCATCTGTATCCCCATCATGCTCCACGGAGCGCACTACTTCCCTCTCGACGAAGAGATCGAGATCATACTGAAAATGCGCGAGGTTCTCACCCACCCGAACATCAAGATCATCGGGCAGAACTGGTCCTACGACACACAGCACTTCGTCCGGCACTGGGGATTCCGTCCCCGCTGCGACTTCGACACCATGCTGGCGCAACACGTTTGCTTCCCCGGCATCCCCAAGGATCTCGGTTTTCTCGCCTCGATGTATTGTTCCCACTTCGTTTACTGGAAAGACGAACTCACCGACTATCACAAGATGCCAGAGGACATTGAGAAATTCTGGCTTTACAACGCGAAGGACTGCGTGAACACCTGGGAAATCCATCAAGTCCTCGGCAACGTCATCCACTCCCTGAACCTTCAACCCCAGTTCGACTTCCTCATGCGCTTGAACCGTCATGTCATCACTATGATGATTCGCGGAGTTCGTATCGACCGCAAGGTCAAGGATGCCCTGGGCCTCGAACTCCTCACCGTCATGTGCGAGCGCGAGGAAGCGATCGAATACATGCTTGGCCGCCCGATCAACATCGGCAGCCCAAAGCAAATGCAGGAACTCTTCTACGAAGAAATGGGGTTCAAGCCCGTTCTGCACAAGAAGACGAAGCAACCCACTACCGATGACAACGCGATCCAGACCCTTGCCGTTCGCGAACCCTTACTCCGTCCGGTCGTAGACCTTATTTCCGAAACCCGGTCTATCGGAGTTTTCCTCTCCACCTTCGTCCAGATGCCTCTCGACAAGGACTTGCGGATGCGCTCCTCCTTCAACGTAGGCGGAACGGAGACCTTTCGGTTCTCCTCCTCCAAGGATGCCTTCGGCTCCGGCGGTAACCTTCAGAATATTCCGAAGGGCGACGAGGACAAGGCCCACGACCCACACGCCTTCGTTCTTCCTAACATCCGCAAGCTTTTCATCCCTGACCCCGGCATGACGCTGTTCGACGTTGACCTCGCTGGCGCCGATGCGCAGGTCGTAGCCTGGGAAGCCGAGGATGACGACCTCAAGGCCAAGTTCCGCTCGGGGCAAAAAATTCACGCCCTTAACGCAAAGGACATCTACGGCGCGGACGCAGGGCCTGACGGCAAGCGCGAGCCTTACTACAAAAAGGCCAAGATGGGGTGTCATCTCAGTAACTATGGCGGCAAGCCCGCGACCTTATCCAAAGCCCTCGGCATGACAATCCACGAAAGTGAACTCTTTCAGCGCCGCTGGTTCTCCGCACACCCCGGCATCCTCGAGTGGCATCGCCGGACTGAGAACGACCTCATGACCACACGCTCCGTTCGCAACAAGTTCGGCTTCCGTCGCTTCTACTTCGAGCGCATGGAGAACCTTCTCCCGCAAGCCCTTGCCTGGATTCCTCAGTCCACAGTCGCCCTTGTCATTAACAACGCCCTTTGCAAGATTTCCGAAACCTCTACTGATCTTGAACTCCTCCTTCAAGTCCACGATTCCCTCGTCGGGCAATTCCCAACCCCGCAACTCCAGACCCTAATCCCTATCCTCTACCGATGCCTTCAAGTCACCATCCCCTACGACGACCCCCTTACCATCGGCACCTCGCTCGACCTCTCCACTAAGTCTTGGGGGGATTTGGAAGCAAGGAAATGGACAGAATTCCCGGGCGTAGTAATTTAGAATTACCCCTCCCATTAACTTATCGGACTCTTCATGAGCGAAAGAATACACAGCGACTTTCTAAAGGCCTTCGTCGAGTACGGTTCCTGCGGGGAGGCCCCACTCAAGATGCTATTCTGGACAGGCATTGCCACAATCGCTGGGGCGCTACGCCGTCGCGTCTGGATCGACCAGCCCCATTATCAGTGGACTCCTAACTTCTACGTTATCCTCGTCGCGCCTCCCGGCGTCATCGCAAAGTCTACTACCGCCTCCATAGGCATGAATCTTCTGCGCGAGGTAGACGGTGTTAAGTTCGGCCCGGATGTCGTAACCTGGCAGGCCTTAGTCGAGACAATGGGTAACGCAACCGAGCTTGCCCTGAACCCCGCTACCGGCGAGTACCTCCCGATGTCCGCCTTAACCATTTCCTCAAGTGAATTCGGAACATTCCTTGACCCGTCCGACCGAGGCATGGTGGATGCCTTAGTCTCCCTCTGGGACGGTCAGAAGGGGGTCTTCTCCAAGATTACAAAGTCCAACGGAAGTGACGCGGTGGAGAATCCTTGGCTTAACATTATCGCCTGTACAACCCCTGGCTGGATCGCGGGAAACTTCCCTGAATACATGGTCGGAGGAGGCTTCACCTCCCGCTGCGTTTTCGTATATGCTGAGAAGAAAAGACAATTCGTGGCCTATCCTGACGAGTTCATCGACGAAGGTTTTCAGCAGAAACGCACTGACCTGATCCACGATTTGGAAATGATCTCAACCATGATTGGGGAGTATGTTCTCCTCCCCGAGACAAGAGACTGGGGGCGCGACTGGTACGACCGGCATAATGCTAACCGTCCCGAGAATCTCGACAATGACCGCTTCGGGGGCTACCTCGCTCGCAAGCAAACCCACGTTCACAAGCTCGCAATGGTTCTCGCTGCGGCCCAGTCGAACCACCTTCAAATCACTCCGGAGCATCTCCAGGCCGCCGACGCGATGATTACCGTTCTTGAGCAAGACATGCCGCGCGTTTTCTCCACCATTGGGCAGACGGACAAAACCCGAGGCATGGCGGAGATCGTTGATCTCGTTTCCCGCTTCGGCAAGATCGAGCAGACCGCCCTTTACCGCAAGATGTTCCGCACAATGGATCACAAGGACTTCGCGATTGCACTGAACTCCGGCGTAGCCGCTGGATTCCTCCACCTTGAGCAGCGCGGGAGAGAGGTCTTCATTCACACATCTCAAAGGAGTCCTTCATAATGGCGTATCACGTTCTCCGCCTTTGCATTAAGAAACTCGGTTACTGCTGCCCCCATGCCTATTTCACCGCAGTCATCAACGTCCCAACCGGCGACATAGCAAAGGAACTTGGAATCCACAAAAGAACAGCCCGTTATTGGCGGGCTGCGTTCCGTGACGGGAAAGTCCTTTGTCAGTCTAATCGCCTGTGCTATCGTTCCGCACCAGACCCTCAATTTCCCGATCAATCGGGGCAAACTTCCTTACCCCGGATAGACCATGTTCCTCTCTTGATACTGCCTTTTGACGAGACTTGATTGCCGAGAACAAATCCTTTCCTGAGATACGAAGACTTGGGGAAGGAACCTCTGCATTAAACTCCTGCACCGCTTTCTGCACATCCAGCCTTCCCTGCTGATCCTTCTGGTGCACGGCTTCCCAGTAGTCCCGTGTCAGGCCTTCGCGGCGCTTAGTCCAGTAACCATGCTCCTCCACCTTCAACGCGTGGATTTCTTGGTTCTTCGCCAGAATCGCCGGCCGAAATCCCATTGCTTGCCCTACGATTTCCTTTCCCGTAAGATCCCGTTTCTCCCCTGAATCCTCAACGGTGAGGCTTGCCCCTTGCCGCGTCTCTGCCCCATGTAGCGAATACTCAATCGCTTTCGCCACACTCCCCGCTGCACCTGGAAGATTATGCGCTAGCCGTTTCCCTATCGGTTCCTCTGAGAAGATCAACCCCAGTGCATTTTTTACTACCCCGCCAAGTGGCCCCGGCAGCGCCGTTGCCAACTGCCCAACCTTTTCCTCCGGACGTTGCCCCGTTCTTGTCAGCACATCCGTTCCTGGGATTGGTCGCCCAAGACTCAGTGATCCCGAAAGGTCGAACCCCCCGAGATTATGTGATAATCCATGCAGCGCCAGGTTCGAGTCCATCCCAGCACCCTCAACCATCTTCCTCATCTCAACGCGAAGGTTCTGCCCCTTGAACATTTTTCTCCAAACCCACTCGAGCAGATCCAGAATATTCGATCCTCCGGGAACCCCCTCCGCACCTCCGAGCAAGGCGAAGATCAGCCACATTCTGACGGTGAACCCCGCCAGCATACTCCTCGGCGTTTCCCCCCTTGCGAGTTGCCCCGCCCGAACTCCACGTTCATACCCTCCACTCATCAACCAGAGCATATGCTGCATGTACGAGAAGAAGATAAAGAAAATACTTTTCTTTCCCCTCAGCATTTCCGGCCGGTTCCCCGTTGCAAAGTCATTCTGCAACAGCCTCGTCTTCCGCTCGGCTTCCGAGTACGCCTCCGTTCTTGCGTCTGTCAAGTCAAGCCCCGCCGCCAGTCCATTCTGCAACTCCCCGCGAAACACCATCAGCATAGTCAGGCGTCGGTTGAGCATTTCGATCAGTTGAAAGGGTTTCATACCCAGATCGGTAAATGTTCTCCAGGCATTACCAACAAGGGTATTCTTCGTCATCCTGACAAGGTTTCCCGCGTTCGCCTGACCCGCGAGAAAGTAGGCATAACTCTGATCCACGACACCATCGGTCAGTGCCTTATCCAGCATCCATCTTTCCGCATCTGACAGATTCCCAGATATCAAATCTTTACTCGCCTTTGCAAACAACGCATTTCCCCTGACATCCCCGTACTCCGAAGTCACGGCTGCCCAAGTCTGCAACATCCCCGTCAGGTTCATCGCGGCGGTCTTGATACTGTACATTAAGTAGAGCAGAGACACAGTGGCGCGAGTCTTGAAGAACTCCTCCGGCGGGTGCATAAGGTATTCCCGCGCCCTCGACATAATACCCACGATCCTATCCAACTCGTGTATCTGCCTTTGTTTCTCCTCAATCGGTAAGCTGGATTTCTGCACCTGTGTAATGTCACTTCGCGTCATCGCTATTGCATTGTTAAAGCGGCGGCGGTGTTCCAGTTTCGCGATAAAATTCGCATTGTGCCAACTCCAGTGGGCAAAGTTCCGCATCAGATCACTCGAGGCCCCACGTACCTTATCCCCTGCGCGTTCATACCGAGAGTACAACTTACTCCCTTTGTTCGAGGTCATGGCTTCGCCAATTGCGATCAATTGCTCGTCGGAAAATTCCTTTGTGTCCGCGAGAGTTTGGAGAAAATCCTTCGGCAGACTCAGTACAACGTAAGTCGTATCATCCAGTTCCTTTTCTTTCAGTGTCTCCCCCGGCTTCAACAACTTTGTCATTTCCCGCGCCGCGCGTTGCCGCTCAGCCTTCGTTTCAAAGTGCTCGCGATGGACTACCTCAATCCGGCCGGTCTCCGGATTTCTTCCCTTAACCCACACTACGAAGCGGCCGAATCTCGTCTGCGGGATAAACGGCGTATTCCTCCACTTACGCGCCTCCCCCCTGATTTCATTTACGCGTAACTGCAGGGCCTGCGGAGCATTCGAGAACCTCTCCCTTGCAATCCCAATAGCCACTTCTTCCAGGGTTCCAATATGCTTGAGCAGTGAGTTCTTCACGTCCAGAAACAGTTGCTCCATCTCTAACCCTAAGGCGGACTCCGGGTCAAATCCGTGAGACTTACTCCATTCCTTATAGGCCGCCCCAGCCTCATGCACCCACACCCCGTTGCGCTGAACCAGTTCCGTAACGTGCCCGCCGGACAAGAACTCGTCCTGAAGCATTTTCGAAAGTTTCGCATTATTCTCAAAGCTCACCTTCTCCCACCGTTTAACAATCTCGTCAGGAAACCTCAGCAGCGCGTTCTTCATATTCACCAGTTTCTGAAGGTAAATATTGAACAGTTGCAATCCGTCGTTCCCATTGGTAAAGGCTTTTTGCTGTACCTGGATAACAGCATCTTGTGCCCGATGGAAAAAGTGCAGTGCTTGCGTCGTCTTATCTGCCAGCCCAAGTCCCTTCGCCATTTTCGCAAGCTTCCCCGCGGCCTTATACATCGCCAGGCCTTCTGGATTTTCCTTATCCCAGAACAGACTATCCGTCTTGTCGAAAGTTCCGACGTTATTCTCGGCCTTGATCTGCTCCGGATCAAAGATCATATAGATCGTGTCGCCGGGGTGCGGGTCAGCAGCATTCTTAATAATCACCCCGTCATGCCCATCCGCAACTGCCTGATCCAG